CATGTCTTTCCATCCGTGCAGCTATCGCAACACGGTTCTTCTTCATTTCCTTCATGGTCCCCACAGGGTCCATCTATAGTGCAAGACTCACAAACTGGAGTTGCAATTTCATTATCAATAAAGCTCAATTCAGCAGGTCGTATATCTGTAGCGAATGGTTCCCCCATGACATCTACGTCATTTGAGGCCCAGTCGATACTGACATGTGTAATACCGCCTTCTTCAACCTTATCTAGCACTTCTCGTGCCCGTTCATTAGCATTCTTGTCGATTTTTGCCAGCATTTTAATAGCTGTCAGTCCATCGTCCGTTTCAATTACCTCTGGATTAATAGCTTTACCTATTAAATCCGTAGGTGTACGCTGATGCGTATAGTATATAGGTAACTCATTAAAATTACTTATACTATCCTTTATAATCGCCGGTTCTATATAAACCTTTTGGTCTCCGTCAGCATCGTGGAGCCCAGAAGTAATGGCAGTAACAGGGAATTCAACGAAATCCTCTCCTATTGATAGCTCTCCAACAGTCATAGCAAAGGTCCTTGTTTCTTCCTTCTTAATGTCGTCTCTAGCGAAATTACGCTCTACCCCATTCGTGTCAGCCCATAGTTTACACATACCGGCTGCCATAGCTTCGTGGTTTTCAAAGCCTTTCTTTTTTAAACTTTGTCCTGTTTGCACAATGCAGTTGTCGTACTCACTCATTCTTTCTTCCTATCTCCTGTAGCGTTTGCCGCTGGCTGATTACCCCGATTCTCGGTTCTCTTGCTTTCTTCTTTCTTATCTTGGTCTCTACCACCGGAAACGTTAACGTTCTCAGCTGTGTCCTGCATTTCAGTTACACCACCGGGATTCATACCACGTTCCAGTCTTACCTCTTCAGGTGAAAGCACACCCTCAGCGAGGTAAACCATATCCGTCTTCGCCTTAACAAAGGAGTCATCGACGTTTATTTGACGGAATTTAAATTTTGCATCCCCAAGTTGCGGAAGTAACTGCGAATTGAGTGCAGCTTCCACGGATGCTTGTAAATATCTAACATAAGGTTCGAAAATAGGTCTTGCTTGTTCTGGCTTCTCCCACATTGTTATGGGTACCTTAAGTGCCATATGAATCTTTTTCGTAATATCATCCATATATTTACCATATTCGAATGCTCTCTGGGTTCCTTGTAGCTCCTTGACTTCAATATCATTACCATGAATAATGTCTTCGCCGGGTTCCAAGGAATTAAAAGCCGATACAATCTCGTTAATTTTATCAGGGCCATAAGGCATATCGGGGAGTCCAGCGCTAATATCAAACCTACTAACAGCGTATTTATTGAGAGCAGTTCCGACATCTCGTTCTGCATAGTCTTTAAGGTCAACCAAATAAAGAATTGGATGGATGTCAGAAAGACCATAAGCGTAATCATCGAATGTGTTGTTAAGGAGGTGAATAATTTCATCTTCCTCAAACCTAACATCCTCACTCGGATTATCAATTCTCTGATAGTAATGCATAATCTGGCCATTCTCATCCCTCTGTATATACATGTTCTGTGAAGAACGTAGAACCAAATTGTCACCAGTCCATTCTAGATAGCCAGTACCGAATATTCTTCCGTTCCTCAACCAGCCGTATATAAGCTGGTCTATATTAATTTCAGAAAACATTGCAGTTATAGACTCTTGTAAGGCCTCGTCATCAGTGACAATATCCCAACCGTCCTTACTAGCGTATAAACATGGAAGGTCAATTAGAGTTCGCACTAATGGGTCACTCAAATATGTATCCATATAAGCTCTACCATCGCCTATAGGTTTTTCAAAATCCTTCCCTATTCCATACTTTTGTTGTAAACGAAGACGTTTTATTACACCTTCACCATAAGAGCGAGGTTCGTCCTTCTTATAAGGAGGGTTGCTGCCAACAGTAGCAAAAGTGCGCCTGAAGGGCCAATAATCACGGAGAGCCATTTATAACCACTTAAATATAATGTATTGTTACTATATAAAGGTTTTCCCTAAATACCACGTAATTTGGGTTTATTTATCTTATTTAGACGAGAGCGAGACCTTAAAATACCCATCGGGCCTCGTCTCCCTACATCAGATATATCTCGTTTCCTTTTCTTTTCTACGGATAAAGAAGCGAAAGTTCCTTCTGCTGGAAGCATAGAAAGTGCTGCGTGTATACCAATAACAGAACTATCACAATAATCGTCGTGTTTTGTATCTGGTGCAGAAATTTTTTCAGTTTTATTAGCTATATCCATCACATATTCTAAATCCATATGTTCTCTAAGCCATTTTCTCACTAATTTAGCCTCATTTGGTGGTAAATTGTCAGGATTTGGTAATTTTACTTGTTTTTGTTGTATATATGATACATAATCTCTATATACTTGCGTCTTAGTACCTTTAGGTCCACCTGTAAAGACAAAACCTATAAAATGTATACTATCTGGTATACAAGCTACTCTGAGGTCTTGTTCGATAGCGCCGCCAATTCCCGTAGCGTCCACAATAAGACGATTAGCACAAAAAGTCTTGGAAACGTCAATGATACGCTCACGCTGGTATGGAATATCGTGTCCACCAGTTCTAGGAGTAATTTCTTCAAGATATATGAGCCGTGCAACATTATTTCCATCATGTTTTTCGGTCCTCCACACAGTAATAACAGTGCTATTAACGGATTTACCAATATCCACACCCACGCTAATGTTATGAAGTTCTTCTCCGCTCTCGTGAACTCTATCTCTGGTGAGAAGGTCGTAGTCCTCGAAGCATGCTTTAAGTTTTTCCGGATTGAAGACATTTGATATACTTTCTACAAATTCACATTCATATTCAGTTTTCCAATAAATGGAATCTTCCCCCCATTCCATCATCTTCGTTAACATATCTTCTTCAGTATATGCTGCTTCATATGCTCTACCTTGCACTATAGCATCTTTCCAGTTATAATGTAGCCTCTCAAAGCTTTCCGCGTACGCATCATCATATAAATAACGCCACATATGGTTTTCTTTGCTCTTCGGTGTGCCTAAATTAATAAATGGAGCTCTATTAGCGAGAATACAAGGCTCTACATTATCAACAAACAAACCGTCATCGATTAGAGGACTTTCATCTATAACTAAGAACGTTGGGTGCTGTCCTCGGATAGCTTGTCCTTGATTAGAAGGTGCTAAAGGTGCTCTACGGAGCACAGTACCTCCTTTCATTATTATGCTGGGCTTATTATGGAACCGGTAGTTCTTAATTAAGGAATCTAGGAACGAATTGTCAGCAAAGTGCCTATATACATAGTTAAATATAAGCGCAGCTTGGTCCTCAGAAGGAGCAAGCACGAAAATAAGGTCCCTGAACCTTTTAAAGAACATGTAGACCACAATAGCTACCGAGAGTGCGAATGACTTTCCACTGCCTCGTGGAGCCAATATAGCAAGTTTCCTATGCTTTTCTATATCTTCTTCAGGAAAACATAACGCTTTTGCTATTATATTCTCTTGAAGAGGTCGTAATCTTAAAGGTCTTTGCTGCTGGTCCAATAAATAAGAATCACAGAAGGCTCTCACCAACTGTGTCATCTTCTTGGGGTCACTTCTTACGCTTTCGAATATCTCTTCAAGCTTCCGGCTGTCGTGAGCTGCTGCTCCCGTCAACGCTGTCTTCAGAGTCTTTCCCTCGTTCTTCACTGGTATCGTCATCTAAGTCCCCTAGGAATCCCATAAAGGATTCTGTATTTCTTTCTACTACAGTAGGTATTTCAATATTAAGAGCACGGAACTCAGTGTGAATATCCCTAACAATAGAGTTTCTCTGTCGCAAGAGCTCTGTTCGAGCGTTAACATCCCGAATAGATACAAGAATTTCTTCCCACAACACGTCTTCAAGCGCAAGATTGCGTGCCAACAAGCGTACAAGCTCCATGTGTCTTTCATATTCTGCTTCACCGACTCTTTTCCTGAGTCTCTGTAGGTATTCCTCTACATTCATTTAACGCTGTCTAAGGCACCACGTACTTCAGATTTAACCTTTTTAGCCAAATCGTCGTCATGTTCGTCCCAGAAAGTAAGTATAACATTCTTAAGAACGTCATCTTTTACGTGTTTCTGAGTTGCCTCATCAAGCTTATCGAATGCAGTCCTCTGGGCCTTAGTCAAATGTTTATCTAGAAGTTCCATGATTTGAGTATCGTACTTCTTCAAGAACTTGTTCAGATAAACGAGAACCACGTTTCTTACTACAGGTATTGTATACGCTGCGTAGGCTCCCAATGCAGCCACCAGAACGCCTAAAAGGGCTAATTCGGGGTTGTCTGCAAGACTATCTAGTATTCCAGATTCACTAACTGTTTCCAGTGTTCCATTCGTTGTTGTATTATTTGTCATAATATATCCTGTTTTGTGGGACCCAAGTGTTTGCAATCATTGACGCAAATTTGTCTGTGGAGTCTCGTGCGGTACACAAGAGTCCCATTATTGTAATAGCGTCGAGCGCTATTTAAGGC